CATAAGCTCGTGCCATAGGAATATAGATATCCAGGCAAATACAAAGAATGCCGAATAGACTATATATTCAATCACAATTTATCAACTTTTGATTCGACTGTTTCCGCCGGCTGTGTTGATTGATTCACAGGCAGGTTATTTTCAAGCGAGTAGATCTTCTTCTGTCCAGTCTTCCGATCCAGTACGGTGTAAGTTGTCATTTTCATTCACCTCATGCGTAAAATTTAAATTCCAAGTAATTGTAAGTGTATCGCCGGGAGTCACGTTAATAGGCCCCAGCTGTCGTGTGCGCGTGCCATGCGATCTTAAATGAAGATCAATACTTTCAACTGCTTCTTCAGGTCCTATAGGAACATTCTCCATGGAAGTTGCACGTTGTAAAGTAACGGTTAAACCATCACTTGTGTCTAGTAGTTCACCAAGAATAGCATCGAGACATTCTAAACATCCTTCTCGCGTTTTTTCGTATTCCATTACAGCGCGAATATGCTCAACAAAGTCGGCAAGACTTTTATATTCCTCTGGCATCAAATCCCCACAAAATTTTATGAAATTGAGGCACCACTCGGATGTCTTCACTCTCGTCAAATTTCTTGTTAACTTCAGCGAGCAGGTCGAGGTATATCTTCACATAGGACTTGACAGTCTTATCTTTGCCCTCAACCCAAGGCATAATGTATGCGCGCTTCAGGCGAAATATCTTATACCATTTTCTAATTCTATCGACGTCCTCGGGGCGTCCCACAAACTTGAATGTGGCTCCCTGGACTGCCCAGTAAAAGTAAGAGTCACGGTTTTTATCATTAAGCATCCATGGCTTAGGAGATATCACAATGTGTGATGGCACAGCAACCATTGTTGGGTGAATAATCCCATTTGATTCAACGGTAACTTCGATCCCATTTTGAATAAGATGCTTCATAAATTCATATAGATTAGGTTGTTCAAAGGGTTCACCGCCAGTAATGGTAACATGGCGGATTTTCTTTTCTCGGAGTTCTAAAACTAAGTTAGACGCATCGAGATGTTCTAAGGTAGCTGGGGGCTTGCCGTGGGAATACATAGTATCACACCCTGGACAGTTTGCACTACATCCAAATACTCTAACAAAATATGTCCGACGACCTAATTCGTCACCTTCGCCATTAATTGATTCAAATTTTTCAACTACATCTAATATTCTATTACTCATTATGTTACCTCCAAACTCGTATCGTTTGCGTAACAGGTGTCAGCCACCCCACACCAGACGCATGCGTTGGATTCTTTATCCCATTTCTTATCACGAATAGATTGCTTAACATACGCTACCTTCTTTCGGGCAATATGTTCGTTAGAGGGTTTCTTAAAGTAGACGCCCGAAGGCAATTTTGTTCCATATAACTCTTTAGGAAATAACGCGCAAACGTAATCAATCTTTTGGTGTGTTACAAATTCATACAACACCTTATACATCATTAATTCCTGATTAATAGACGATTGAAATGAGCCAGACTTATACTCAATAAGAATATTCTTTCCATCAACTCTATCTATTCGATCAATGATTCCTACGTCCAAACACCAATCGGGAGCATTCTCTGCTACTATTTTAGATTCACGGACAATAGGAATAAATTCACTCTTGTTATTAAGAGTCATATAATGAACAGTTTGCATATGGGAAAAATGATCATAGACACTCCCTTCTCCTGGTAGCAAAGATCGAATATATCTTTCAATGCCATAAATAGATGTTTGATCAGCAAGTTCTTGCAGAGATACCCTATCAAAAAGTTTATTCGCTTGGTCGTGAAACTCGGACCCAGCACTCATCTCAGGTGTAGGTTCAAATCGTTGTCCTTTTTCGTATTGTAAATAAAAGGCATAAGGACACTTCAAATAGGCGAAGAGTCCTGATTTAGATAATCTCATAAATGTACATCTGCTTTATTATTATTAAATATATTGGTACTTACGTTGAGAATATGTTAGAAACCTTCTTCCAGAAGACTACACCAGCCTGATCGAGAGCATGGACCCATTCATCGCGAGTTCTATAGGGGAAACTCATATTACCTACGTTTTGATTATAGATAATCTTGCATCCCATGAGAATTGCTTCAGTAACAGTCGCGGGGCACGGATCTAACATATGAGGAACGTGAATAAAGAATTCATGCTCTGCTAAGTAAGCCCATTTGTCTTCAATCTCACCAAGTATCTTAACATTTGGCGGAATAGGTGGTTTTACAAACCCGTTACGACCTGCAATATCGATCGTATAAGAAGGGTTTCTATCAGCTAATTGAATTACATCATAGAGCCCTTTATATGCGCGAAGTGTTCCCAAAAAGGCGATTGACTTCTTCTTTCGTTCAACTTTGGGTTCAGGAACATTCTTAACTACCATTGTTAGACAGCAGTCATGTTTAACTCTCCACCCTTGGAGGTGGGTCTGCTGCGCTCGCATATGCATAGGCGATTGAGACATTACAACACGCGCGTTCTCGAACATTTCTTTACAGAAAGGTGAGGTTTGTGCAGGGCAAGGAAGATCGCATCCTCGGCAGTCAATTAGATTGCGCTTCATACAATACCCGTAATCATGCTCTACTTTAATATAGGGTAGTTTATCCACTATAGGGCGTAGCTGCGTCTCGGAGAAGCGTGTTACATTCTCAAGAATGAATGCGTCGTAATCACCATAGACGATTGTTTCGTCAGGTAATTTTAATTCAGCCTCAATATTAGAGGGCACATATTTTAGTCGAGATTTGATTGAAATTTCAGCGCCAGCGTATTCCTTAAAATCATTTAATAGGGCTATCTTCATTTATTTCCGCTCCACATAAGGGACATATCTTTTGAGCCAAATTTACAGGGCTCGCTGCATAGTGGTTAAACCACATCCCACACTTAGGACATGAGTGGGCATAAAAACTTAAAGTGGTTACATTCATTTCGGTCATATCATTTTCACATCCCAGAGGCCATGAAAGGTTGTTAATTCTTTTGCCCTACGGGTAATATATTCTTCTATGTCAAATTGAATTTCATTGCAAAATGGGGCTTGTGGGTCTGGAGGTACATAGATAAAACATCTATCACCAATACTCAAAAGCCAGTTTAGAGTCTTCTCGACTGATTCCGGAGGTAGCCGCTGGAGGGTATCCATTGATACTACGTAATCATAATGAGGAAGAGGTGCGGATAGTTCCGCATTTCGTCTTCTCATCCGCCAGAAAACAAAGTCAATGCAAAGAAGATTCATCTCTTCAATCGTTAGAGAAGCGGGATAGCGTTTCAGTAAAAGCGTTTCAAGTGTACCTATTCCTGCACCGAAATCAAAGACCGTCTTACTGCGTTCAACTCGACGCTTAATATAATCATAGAGAATTTCATAAAGGCCACTATCACGCGTCCTCGCTATCTCAAAAAGATAATAGGGGGATGCTTTATAGAACCACGGCTCATTGCATAGTTCGTCGAAGTAGGACGTATTAAACAGGTAGCTATTATGTACATACTCATCAAACTTCGTATGATCTATACCAGTATAAAGGCGTAGTTCTTCGAAATCAGTTCGCATTAGTCTCACTTATATTGGGTAACTCTGTAAGGTGGGAAGTGCCCCTCTTGATCTAACTTTCGGAATAATGTATCCCACGCCGGGGCTATTATATCCCAATCATATTTCTGGGCAAATGCACATGCACGCTTACCGGTTGATTTAACTAACTCGGGATTATCTATTAACTTAATAAGAGTTTCCCCCGCTTTATCGTAATCGGGGATAGCAAGATATTGGTTTTTTAAAGTGTAAACATCTAATGCTCTTACGGGAATAAGCCAGCCGTGACCATCGGTAAGTTCCGTCATAGATGAAAAATCAGTACAAATTGCAGGAGTTCCACAAGCCATAGACTCTAATATGGGAATACCAAATCCTTCTCCTCGAGAAATATTAATAAGTACATCGAATGTGTTATACCACCCAGCCATCTCTTCTTCTGTAAATGAAAAGGCCTGCGAGGGAAATAATAATCGATCTCTTGGAAGTCCTATGTAATCGGCAAGTTTCCACATATTATATCCACCCTGGGATACACCATCGATATTTGTAACCATGATAACACGGAATTTTTTTCCTGCATCGTGTGCTTGCTTAAAAGCCATCATCATTTCTGATTGCCCTTTCCGCTTAGAAATGTTTGTGCCCACAAATCCAATAATAAATTCATCTTTGGGAATTTGGAATTTTTCTCGCCACTCATCTTTACTACCAGGCTTGTAGACTTTTGTATCAACACCGTGCGGAATATACACACTACTTAGTCCCACTTTGTCGAGTTCTGTTTTAACATATTTGCACATTGCTACGCGTTCCGTAGCCGATGAAATTGCGTCAAACTCCTCAGGAGACGCTCTTCCGCCATCAATTGGCGAATAAGTAACAGAAACATATTCCCGAGCTATATCTTTAATGATATCTCGAAATGCCCAAGCGTCATTGTGAAATAAGCAGGTATCAGAATTTGTTTCCTGCATAAGCTGTTTAAGATTCGGCATATATAGGTCACCCTTATTTCGTTCAACAGTTTGACCTGGATAATGCTTAATGCCACCCCACTCAACAAACGGACCACTATTAATTCCGCCCGTTGTAATGACCACTTTTTGTTCTGGATATTTTAACCGAGTCATAAATTCGCGTGTGACTTTTCCATAGCCCGTATTTGCCCACATTGGAGCTGAGACCCATGCAAGTTTCATAAACCATACACCTTAAGATAGGCTAGGAAAGGGATTCAATAAATATAAAGGTTGTGGGTTAGAACAAGTCAGCGTATTTGTTTAATAAAAGAGCATAATATTTTAGCACATCTTCATACGTGAGCTCTTCAACCACGCGCCGCCCTGCGTTCTGAATCCTGTCGTAGGCTGTTGGATCAGCCTCAATTAAATCAAATCTGTTAAGCATATCTTCTATGGTGCCATCAAATTCGATATAATTAACATCGGGTTTCATTAAGTCATACCAGAATTCGCGGTGAACTAATGGTTCGGAAAATACAACACTATTGCATGCCAGAATATATTTTAGTCTACCAGAGTGTGCCTGATTATTTCTCCCTTCCAGGTGTAAAAGATATTTATATTTAGCAATATATTCATACGGCAAGAAGTGATTATTTGTAGCACTTATTGATTGTTCCGTACCATCTGGCAGTTTGATACGCTGTGTTTCATTTGTCTGCATCTTCGTATGCCAGAATTTAAATCGAGAGTCGTTGAGTTTCAGATATTTATCTCGCGCGGTATGAGAATCGCCAGCAAAAAAAATCTTAGGATAATCTTTTGAGGTGAGATTAAGTAAAAGCATCTTCTCTCGCCATTCTTTCCAGCAACCCATATTCACTTCACTATAATCAAAAAACGTAAAATCGGGAATAAGAAAATTTTTTGAGCCCTTAGCCTTTCCCACAATAAATAAAGGAGAGTTGGGTGTAAACGTGATTTCATCTATAGTAATAACAAAGTCACAATCTTTTACTGTGTGTCGCTTTAAGACTTCACGGATTAATCCAGCTGTTTGTTCATTACGGTTCTTAAATTCATTCTGATGACTAAGCAGTCTGAGGGTATTACCTTCTATTCTAAAATATAGCCACATATAGTTACTAAGACAGGTTACAAGATCCGTCTTAGTAATACGTGGCCAGAGCTTTATCTGATCGTCGACTGCTTTTGCAATGAATGCAGAATCCATACTATAATCACGTCATATGTGAAGCTACAACAGCAATATCAAGGACGTTTATTTTGCCGTCTTTAACAACATCTTGGGCAATCCATCCAACTGTGCCAGTTTCACCATAATGCCCCGCAACTGATGTGATATCAAGTAAATCAACAATACCGTCACCGTTTACATCCCACATATTCTGGGTTGCTACGGTAGTATTGGTAATAGTAACCGGAACATATGCTGATGCATTAGTAATCATATTTTTATTATTAAAGGGGCCATAAATAGTAATCGCACTAGATCCTGCTGCTTTAACCTTAAATTGGATACTCACTAACTGACCAGGTGTTGAAACTAATCCAGCGCCTACAATAAGACCATAGATATTTTTCACATATCCACCTGTATTGTTAATGATACCAGCGTTAAAAAACGTTTGATAACCCGTAAATATATTCCCTTCCGATACTTGCATACATTGCAAATAGGCAGGATTATAGGTTATTTTAAATTCATAGGCCTTAATGGGCGTTCCTGGTGTGCACATCACATTCACATTAAAGTAGTCTCCTATAAAATAGGGCCCCGTAGTGGGAACGAGACTTATTGCGGTTGATGGGGGTGCACCAGGGGTCATCATAAATGTGGCAACTACTGCAAGAATAGCTATAGTAGAAACGCCCCCTGTGACAACTGTTTTGGTTTGCATAGATATCAATTATCTACAATGAGATGCATAAATATAAAGATTCGTGCGTCGACCCGAGTCATAAGATATTAAATATTAGGAAGGGCGAGAATATGATGCCATGGGCAGGATACGCGGCAAACGGATGTTCTATGGCAATGGCAGACCTATTCGTGTTGATTCAAATTGTTTAGCAGAGTTCAATTTTAACGAGGGAACCGGTTCAATTACAGCAGACGCCCAGGATTGGAGTACTAAAGTCGCAACTATGAAAAATGAGGTTGTGTGGACTACACCAACCGCAGATGAAAAATCTTCTATTGAAATACTACAAACTGGTATATGGGGGAAAACCGCAACACAAGTTCGACCGCCATATATACCTACACTTGATGGTGCAACAAACTATATTGATTGCGGGGTATTTGACGGATTTGCGTTTTCGTTTGCGCTTGAAGTTAATTTTACAATAGCCAGTTTTAGTACATCTACGGCAAACGCTTTCACATTGATAGCAGGAAAATGGGATGAAGTTGCGGGAAGAACGTTTGGTTTAGTATTATGCACTACTGTTAATGGGGGAGACTTAAATCAAGTAGGCATAGTTATGAATGATAAGGCAACAGATAAAACTTATTTGGGCGCCGTATCTGTAGAAGAAGCTATTACCGCAGGAGAATGGTATAGTGTTAGATTAAATTACTTAGATGGAGTGCCTGAAATAATCATTAATAGCGTTGCTAAGGATGTTAATGATGTATATAACACGCCGCCAATAGAACTTACGGATAATGACACGGTTCCAATAACAGTAGGCGCAGCCCTAGCGAGTGGAAGTCCTGTATTGCCCACTCCCATAAAGGTTGCAACTGCCACTTATTATAAACGCCCACCTGAATCTGGCGGAAATTATGCAACCCATCGCCGGGTATCCCGTTCATTCTCTGATAATATTATTGGATGGTCTACCACACAAAGTATCCTTAATCAACACCAATACCTTAGTGAAAATATAGTAGAAACATCCGCTATTCAGTCAATGCCCGGAGATCATCACCATTTCATCCGATCAATGTACGAATCAATAGTTGGAACGGACACTCGATCTAGAAACACCAACATAAGGCGTACTTATGCAGACCCCATTACAATGAACGCCGTGGGAAACTCAGATTTAGGGTCTGATACTTTTAGCCGTCTTCTATATGAGACGATGATTGGAACAGATACTCTAACCCGATCAATATGGCACAATTCCCAATCTGGATCAGCTCCACACTCAGAATCAGACATATTAACATCAACAATGGTTCGTAAAATAAAGAGTGCTAGAACGCCGGCACAATCTGCATATGTATCCGATACAATGTCTTCATCAAAATGGCACTCGACTATGGCTGGTCATAATTACTGGCAATCCGAAATATTAACAGATATTATGACTTCTACTATAACCGGACATGCCGCCCCAATACAATCACAAATTATCACATTATCTTCAACAGCCACTCCATCATTATTCCATACTACCGCGCCAAGTAGTAACTGGCATGGTGATACAGAGGTATTAACAGCAATGCTAACTACTCACTTAACTACTACTTATTCGTAAGATTCTTCTTCCTCTTCTTCTTTGTCCTTTTTAATTGGGCGCTTAGAGCCATAGAGTGCAATCCTTTCTTCTTCTGTAACGCCAAGGGCATTGAGAATAGTATCAACCTTATTATAAACTACTTTCTCAAGTTGCGTTGGAATATCAACATATGGCCGCCAGATCTCTGGGGGAGCCTTCCGAAACGCCACTCTATCTGCAATATAAAATTTAGTGACAAAGGAATTCTCTTTCGGTGACCATGTCCACAGAGAGAAAGTCTGCGGAAGCCCCTCAGGTAAGATGGGTCGTTCCGAAAAGCCAAACGCTTTCTTTTCCTCCTTAACCAGATGGTCTGTCTTAATATAATATTCTAACGGACGAGTGCCTACCTCAATCTTCTGCTCCAAGTATTGGTTAGCATATACAATAGCCTTAATCCGCGCCACATTTTTCATGGCCTTAATATCTGTCTTTAGCGGCAGAGGGATTCCTATATCATGAAGCGAACGATTGCTTGCGATTAACGCGAAGGATTCAATGAATTTAACGATAGTCTCATTTCGATCGAACTGATGTATCATTTTGAATAAAGATCGCTGTAGCTCTACGGAAACAACTGCACTATCACTGCGCCGAGTCTCAAATCCCACTATCTTAATCTTAGGTTCACACTCAACGCCATTATCACATATGATCTCAGCCGAGTAACGTTTCTTCTTTGCTAGCATAAGAGACTTAAAGGCGTGTTCTAGTTTTGTACCTGGCGCCATATGAAGGCCATACTCACCCTTAATATCTTCCCAGAATTTATTTACAGAGGAGTTCATCCATTTACCAATTTCAATAGTAAGTAGAGTATCAAGGGCGTCACAATGATCATCATCGGTAAACAAGGTCTTTAACATTATATATCTATTAAAATCAACCGCAAAATACATTCCATCTGTATCTGTGTACAGCGCTTCCGCGCCGAATGTATCAGATACGAATTGGATGGTGCGCTTCGCTAGCTGCTGGCCTTGCCCCGTCATAGAGGCAGATAAGTAGGGCTGAAATAATCTAAACTTTGGGTACGCAAACACGCCGTACATAGCATCAAGAACTACTTTAAGAGCATCCTGTCGGTGCCAGAGTAGTTCATACTCGGAAGAATCACGGGGTAATGCAAACGCTTGCTTTTGAACATCGGTTCTCAATTTAATAAGATCGCGCGCTACCTCAGAAAGAAACCCAGCTGGCTCCTTTAGATAGTATACTTCTTTCCACTCAACGTATGGCTTGCCCTCTTCATCTTTATATTTGAGTCCAATGGGTAATGTATAGTGAGGTTCGAATGGTTTCGCAGTGCGCAGTGTTTCCGGGGATATATTATAAGAGATAAGAATACTGGGATACATTTTAGTAAAATCAAGTAGAACAACCCATCTATGAACTCCCTTTACGGGCTTTAGAACAATGGCGCCAGTATAGTCAAGTCGCTGTTGCCCCTTTGGCTTACGCGGTAGCAGAAAACGACCACTAGCATATCGCAGAAGAAACACATCAACATATTTTGCCGCTTCCATTACCTCTTCATAGGTGCATCCCACTACTTGCCTGATACTATCATAAAAGGGAATAATCTGAAGTTTTTCCTCCATCATTTGCATACGTAGAATATCTCGCGTATTGTAGTCGGCGATATCGTCTATGTATGAGCGATTCATTTTTTCTAAAGGAAATTCTTCCGCAAGCACCCCCACTTCGTCTTCAGCTACATCTTTAAGATTATAAGAGGGCAGGGTACGATGTTTATATTTTTTATAAGCAGGCAGGTAGTCAAAAACATTGCGCCCTGATATTATTACTTCTTCATATTCATCGGGAATACGGACCTTCCCTAGTGGGGAAAGGCGCGTATAGTCGAGTTGATAATGCTTCATTCGGTTAACGACTGTAGCCATATCAAAAAACACATTGTAGGCAGTAAAGACGTCGGGATCGAACTCTTCAACTATGTCTAAGAATAGACTGAGGAACTCTTTTTCCTCTTCTTCGTTGGTTATTTCAAATCGCCACTGTGCGATATTGCCTTCAATGGGAACCCAAATCGATACGCATAAAATCAGCCACTTGGCAATTCTGGGCTCAGGAAAAATATCCGGGTCAGGTGTTTCGACTTCAATATCAAGGAAGAGTGGTAATACGGCGCCTCCTTTGTAGTCGGCTGGTACTACTTTCCCGTCCTTGATATCAAAGCCATATCTTATGCCTCGGTCGACAAGGAATCGAATCGGAAACAATACATCCGATTCATATGTGAATTGATGACCTTCCCTTAGACGTGATACATCACTGGGAAGTTGGGTCTCGACTTTGGTTGCGGGGAAGCCGTCGATTCCCTTAACAGGATAATTGCCTCGCACTTTATCCTGGTAATAATAATATGACTTAAAGCCTTTTACGTTAAATACCTTTCTGGTGTGTGCTTCATCGCGGGCAAAGAGATATATTACTGGTTCGCCCTTCTCTACTTTATAGTCAATCGCTGTTAATCCGTACACCATAAAAAAAGAAAAGGATTATAGATATATAAATATTATTGATTAATCTATTTCGCTTTAAAGTCTTTACAGGTACCGAAACAATTTTTAACCGCCGGTCGTGTAACATCTATCTTTCTAAAATAAGTATAGAAGTACAGTCGTATTGGTCCACTGCAATCCTCGGTTTTTAATCGCTGAAGGATTGTAGCATCGTTTCCAGGCACGTAATATTTACATTCACTACATACTACCATATTAGTTACCTCCAATATTGATAATTATTCATCTGGTACATAACCTTCTTGGTGGTAGAGCTGCTGATATTTTCTAATACGACGGCTAATTATAAATGTATTCCAGAAGGTGTCGGGTAAGAACAAATCAAATTTTTGATCGTACTTTGGTTTAAAGGGCACAGAAGTATCGAAACTTCTTACAGGGTAGTCATATTCGGCAAGCTTATCTATTTCCTCCTTATAGAAGCCTAAGAAGTGTATCTCAACATCGGGATATTTTTTTTTGATAAACTTAAGCATAATATCTCGACTCTTTGCCCCTAGCATCTTGGGTAAATCAATTACATCTACTTTAAGAGTGACTAATTTATCTAAGCATTTTGTTTTTTCAACAAATTCGGTTCCATGAACTGCGCCGTGAATAACGAAGTCATCGCGACATTTCTGCTTCTTGAGATATGATATAAATTCTTTAGTTAGTTCAACCGTTTTTACTCCTGAGAGATCATCCGGGGCAATGATTTCGTCGCAGTTAAGTATTTGCGCCCAGGACAAAAGTTCGTCATTCGCAACCATATTGCCTTCCCAAAGTCCGTTATCTATAATTGTATGTAGATGTGGATTGCTTAGATAGAAGGTCTTGTATTTATCGCTCGCATATAAATGAGGGGCAATGATCATATGAAAAGCCCATTTATTCATCATCTCCAGATAGTTCTCTGGCGGTATTGCGAACCATTTGGCTATATTAATCACCTCGGTAAATTTGGTTTTCAATTATAAGTGATTTCTTATTAAGAATGGTTACCACATTATAATACTTTCCGTTGTGATATTTTCTTTCCGGCAGCAAACGCATTCTATACATAACTGGTCGCCCAAGGATGATGTTCCAGATAATACGCAATTTTCTCTTCATTTTATGCTCCTTTATCTGCTTCTTCAAATCTACTTTTAATAGCACCAATTAATACATCTGTATGTGGCGCAGGACATAACTTTCTAATATCCTCTATGATATCTCGCTGTAGTGACCTAAAAAATAGTTCCGTTTCGTCAATATCATAATACTCTAAATGTATTTCGTCGACATGCAGTCTTAAATCCATAATATTACTCCACGAGGAATGTTAACCAATGTGAAATGATAGAAAATCCATCTTCACTATGAAACATATCCACCGGGAGGTGAATTAACTTAGATATATTTAAATTTTCTTGATATTGCTTAAGTGCTCCCCCGTCGATTCCAACAATGCCTATAGTTGTCATACCCACAGCATGTGCATAGTGACACGCTTGGATAATATTTTTAGAGCAGCCACTACCACTAAAAACAATTAAAATATCACCCTTATTTGCACGACCTTCCATCTGGTAAGCAAACACAAAATTATAGTTAAAGTCGTTAGCCCACATAGTAATAGAAGCAACACTATCCGTAAGTGCCCACACTTTAAACACTTTCTTATGTAGATCGTTGGCGAAATGAGATGCTATAGATGCACTTCCGCCATTGCCGCATATAAAAATTTGTTTACCGTCGATTTTTGCGGCTTTTAATATCTGCGCAATATCAATTATCATATCTTTTTGTTCTTCAAGTGAGGTAACACATTTTTGAATTTCTTCTAAATAGGGTTCCATGTTCTATAACTCCTGAATTGACCCTCGTAACTCTTTGTAGGCTATTAAAGCTTCTTGCTCGGTCTCGTAGTCCTTTATAATAATATAGGAATTTCCGTTCTTAGATCTAATAGGGCCACTCACAAGGAGTTTCTCCTTTACTACGCGAAGCAATTCATAGCTTCCCGCCACTCTAATCTCAAATAACTTAGAGACGCTGAAAAGACTTAGTCTGAGTGTATTAGAAAGAATTTCATATTGGATTTCATCAGGAGTTTCAAATTCAGTGATACTAAAAATATAGCCGCATTCACACAATGGCAGCACACCCTTATATCGCCCAAATTCAACCATCCACCGTGTTTTACATTTTGGACAAATCATACGTACCTATTTCTCCCCATATATAAATGTTCGGAATAAAAAAAAAAGAGAGGGTTAATATTGCGCCCCTGTTTTTGTATAGTATCTGTCTACGATGAATATAGCAAGCCCTACTACGATCATCGCAAGTCCTGCATACCATGGGTAGACACCGGTGTCTCCTTGCTGGAGCCAGCCGAAGCCTGTGGTAAGTAAGAAGATTGCAATAACATAGAGAGAGCCTGTTCCTGCGGACACTGCCGCGGCTCTAACATTTACCATATTATATCTCCTGTTTCGATGGAACATGCGCCATCGTCGCACAGTTTCCCTTCATTATTAAGCTTGTTACATATACCCCATGCCATCTGCTCAATCTCGGAGGAAGTTTTGTTAGGATACTTCTTCGTGAGAGCAGGCACGAGGCGTTTGACACAGTGTTCTACAACTGCTGGCATATACTCACTGTTTCTCTTTAGGCTTATTTAAAGGTTTCTGAATCTCTTCAATCGCCTTATAGAGATCACGCAGACCGTGCCATTTGAAGACTGCCGTTGAGTTGGGATTCAATTTATCCTTCGGATATTCTACTTCGGCAACCATAAATTCCTTGCCTTCTAATGGTAAAGCACCTTTTGCTTTTTCCACCTTTGCAAGGAATTGCACCTTATCTGGTAGGTCTTTACGCACCATCTCAACCTTTTGAAACATGAGTCCAGGGGTTGATTTTTCCCAATCTGGAACCCAATCTAAGTGAATAAGCTGCCCACTTGCGTATTGTTTAAGCTCCTTGTAGTGAGTTGTGAATAGCTTCCGGCACTTCAGACGTCGCAGCATAAATATGGGCACCAAGTATCTTCGGTTTCGATTTGCCCACTGCCACCGATCTTTGATTTGAACATCAGGATCGGCCTTGAAGTCTTCGTATCTCATAACATACTCCGCAATTTTTAACAGAGTGTCTAAACCATCCAGTGCAACCGTTGCTAGATTTAAGTCTGCTTCATTCTCATAGATGTATTTTACTACCGCGAGTATTTTGTTATAGGTAGATAGATAATCTATTTCTCCATCGGGAAGTAGCATGAATGGATCAATGATACGAATATTTTCATCATCTGGGAAGTATTTCTCTTTAAGAGGCCCGGCAGTGCCATCTACATCTATAATGATAACCTTTTTGCCTGCTGCAATTTCGTCATCAAATCGACTATCGAGGCAGACACCTGATTTACAGGTTCCATCATGGCCGTAGAATGCAATACAGATAGGACTTCGTTTTGTACCTTCACCGGATGATTTGCCACTGACAATATCCGCGGCATCAGAAGTAGAGAAGGCCTTTGGTTTGGCCTTCTCCGTTTCATTGTGGAGCTCTTTTGAAGTCTCGCCCCACGTCATCTTAACTCACTTCTTCAGCCTTAGACAGTACATCCTCAGGTGCTTCATCCGGAGCCATTAAAAACTTCGGGATCGCCCAGAGGCCTTCAATATTGATCATAGTGCGTTCTTGGTTGTTATAGGTATTTTGTGCTGTTCGTCCAAGCGCGTAGACTTTTGATCCTTTGCCAATAGTGTTTAGGACCGGTCGAAGATGCGCAGGAACCCATCCTACAACTTCAACATCGCCATCCTCATCGGTTAGGGTAAGGCGTGCGTTTCCCGTTGATTGATTGGGTACATAATCTACATCATCAACATCTCCACAAACAATACACATCCGTCGAGGATCATCTTCATGCGATTTGTGCCAATCCGAGACATCATTAACACCAACAAGGTTATCCTTGAAGTATTTTTCAATGACTGCTTCGGGACCAGGGAAGCCTTCAATTGCAGCTGGTTTGAACTTTAGATTTGAATATTCATTCAGCGCTATTGAGCCATCAGTCGGTTGGGTTTTTGCTGGGTTTGCCCGGAATTTAACCGATTCAAATATAGGCACATCAACTTTGCCAGCAAGTCTTTCGCTAAGAACCATTGTAAATTTCACAGGCATTTTCATGTCAGGTGATTTTGCAACACCAACGATATTCTGAATGAGCCGCTCTGATGGGAGTGGTTTTCCATAATCATCGTTCTTTGATCCAGACTTAAATATCTTTCGCGGATCAAGTGGTACACCCTGTGCATTTGTTAGGCCCTGTGCGATAGCCTTTTTCGGGTCGTTGCCGTAAACAGTTTGAGCAGTGGCTCGCATTGTTCTTAATACGTCCATAGGAGTAGCAACACGCACAACCATTCCCTCATAAAACTTTGCTGGGGAACGGAGTTCCTTTTTCCAGGCTCCTTTTAGCCGGAGGAAAGCTCGTTGCTCCTGCTCGATTGCAGATAGGTCGGTGCGAAGCTTCTTAACCAATGCAAGCTCTTGCTCCCACTGGTCGAACACTTCTTTTTTCTCTATACCAAGCTTTTCCTCGACCTGCTTGGCTAGGTCACTTAGTTTGTCTTGTATTTCAGACATAATGATCACTTCTAAAGAACACGTATTAGATATATAAATCTATTTGATTATTCACTTTTAACGGGCTTTTTCTTTGGAGATTTGCCGGGGTTTTTAGGCACACCTTTAGCACGGAAATCATCTATATCGAGAAAAGTCGTATGATTATGGGGGCACTTATATATCACCGTTTTTTTGCCATCCTTTCGAATGGCTCCCGATATATGATAAAAGGATGCCGTCATTTCACACACCATACATTTAGTGATATCCGATACCTCATATCCGTCATGCTTCATAATAAAATATAGATATATATAATATTACTTAAACACTTGTGCGTACGCCAAAAACGAACACACCAAATCATTTAAATAATTTCAACTCTTTCTGATTACTCACGATGCCTTACTCTATTGCGTTTGTTGGATATGATAGTTCTGGAAAGACAACCATAATCAACAACTTAAAAAAGATTCTTAAGACAAAGGTGGTTCATCACAACAAAATCAGTAGACTAATGTATCGACCACAACCCACCTATGTATGGGAAGTGTTTACTTTTTGTGAAGTCTCTCTTCGCAACAGCTGGCTAAAATATCTTTCTCATTTAACCTCTCTTACTTTAGACCGATGCTATATATGTGCATTAGTGTATTCTAATTTAGAAGGGCATCCATCTCTGATGCACCGAGTAGCGAAGAGAGCCTTCCGCCCCGATATTATATGTTTATTAGAACCCGCTGAAGAAATTGTTCCAAAGGCAAATCGATTTATCGTAGAATACCAAAAAACATTAGCCGACGAGGGTTATATTAATTTTGAAAACAAACCATATCCCTTTGGAATGATATCATTCTGGAAATATCCCGAGATACTTTATACACCTCACCTCGAGGGGCTCGTAGAACTTATAGGAGCAATTATATGGCAACCAGTTTTACATTCGTCGTCGATACGCGCGAACCGGAAAAGTTAAAAAATAAGGCCGCCGAGGATTATGAAAACATTTCTTTTGAAGCATTGTCGTCCGGTGATTTTGCCTGCAGAAAGGACTCTATACTAATCGCGGGTATTGAACGAAAAGAACTTAAAGACGCAGTGGGGTCCCTCAAGAATAAACAAAAATCATCCCCGGAGGGCCCGCCCAGACTTTTTGATCAAATGACTAGACTTCGAGCCGACTATCCTGTTGCATTTTTAATACTTGAAGGCGACATAGATTCACTGTATGGCTTCTATAAGAGATTCGGATTGCATTTTAATGAAGCATCTTTTTGGGGGGCAATAACCTCTATCTCAGTTAGAGAGAATATCCATATTCTATGGACTCCCAGGATGTCAAAAACAATAGACGTCGCGTACAGGGTATGCGCAAAGATGGCAGAAGGCAAATATCAGTTACCCAAGAAGTGGAAACCCAAAAGCACAAACACACCTGCAGACTTGTTAGAACTGATCCCAGGTGTTGATAAAGACATAGCAATAAAGTTATTAAAGAAATACAAATCTATCGAGATAATTAGTTCTCAAACGTTGAAAGAATTAAAAACAATCGATGGAGTTGGCCCCACTACTGCCAAAAACATAAAACGGTGTTTGTGCGAATATGTCGAACTTGTATGAGATATGTCACCAATGGATGACCGAACGTAAGATCGGGTTCGTTGATCTAATATTACCGCATTACGTTGCGGCGGCCTGTTGCCACGTTATGAATTTAGAAAACAAAAGGAGAGAGTTTTATTTTGAGCATGGTCAGCCAGCCGATTTGAGATTGCACGTCTTCTTTACAGCACCACCAGGGTATATGAAAACCTTTATCCTTAAACGGTGTCTAGATAGGAACAATTCTTTGTTTGGCAATTCAATAATCAAGACCGCATTCTTAGGTGAGATGACCACGGCAGGATTCATTGGAACAACCGAAATGGTTGATGGTGATACTATAACGCACACCGGTGCTGCATATGATTTCCAGGAGCATATATTAGGTATTGATGAATTTTCAGTTATCACCAATATGATGCAATCAGAACATTCAAAGAATCTGGATAACGCTATGCTTACGGCATTGGATTCAGGATATATTATAAAGAGATTAGCGTCCGGTGAAATCAGATATGAAACTCATCTAACATTATTTACAGGATCACAACCAGCCAGGTTTAATTTAACATCCGGATTAGGCAGAAGATTTGATATGGTTTACTTTGTTCCTTCCCAGGCTGAGCAAGTTCAAATGAGGCAGTTCCGCAGGGAGGGTAAAGGAGTTGTCGGGCAGAATGCAACAACACAGGCAGTTTATCATCTCACGGAAAGGCTTACGGATGACCTCAAGAGAGTACGTCAGCTATCCTTTGACGACTCTATATATAAGGCGTTAGATGCCTTCAGGATACCTCATTTTGAAGAGCCCCTCTATGAAAAGCTTGCAATGGGGATGTCACTTGCAACCCAAAAGATAGAGGAAGACTTCGTGGTGAAGTGCACACCTCAAATACAGGCAGTGTGGAACCAAGAATATCAGTGGCGATTTAAGATTAAAGCCGGCGCACAAGATTCACAGGTCATGCAAATAATTACAGAGAATCCAGGAATAGATGAGAGTATTCTTAAAGACCTATTATTAGATTTTGGTATGTCTTACGCCGAAACATTTATGGCAATAGAAAATTTGCACCACCAGCGCCGGATAGGTATAGTGTTTGATACCAAGGACGCAAAGAACCGAAAGCGATATTTATGGCCTTGGCACTAATAGCAAAATATGATAACTACCGACGAACTTCTTACAGAAATTTTAGCTGAACTGAAGGGTATCCACGCCACTCTGGCTCTTATTGAGGATAATACAGCAGCTGGCATAATGTAACCTCCGCGTCGACCGAGGAATAAGATTATGATTGAAATATATACCCTGCCCAATTGCGCAGAATGTATTAGAGTTAAGAATTGGCTAAAAGATCGCAACATTCCCTATGTGGAGTATGATCTAAAGCAGCCCCATAATAGAGAAGCGCGAAAGAATTGGCGTGAAATGGGTCTTAATATAGCGCCAGTCATTGTGTGCAAAAAAATGGGAGAGGAGAGCATCATCACCGAGTTGGAGATATGCTCAGAGGAGTATTATCGGCGGTTTGTCGACTAGTGTTTTCTAACCAGAGCCAAAAAGACTATTGCGGCACCAACACAAATCCAGCACGCTGGGCCTCCCAATATACATAGTATACAGATAGGAACGAAACATACTGCCTGGATTTTATTAAATGGGTGTAATTCTGCCCACTTAACCATACATATACCTGCTTGCGTCCGTGTATTTTTTTGTACTTAGGTTGGGCGCGAGTTTTTGAATAAATTCATCTATGCTCTCCGAGGGAAGTTCCATGAGCAGTCTCATGATAACTGTTCTGTATACCTCGGTCTTATCGACTCCGAGCGAATCCATTGCTATTAAGTCTGCAAGAAACATATTCGCTAGCTTTTTTGTCATGGCACCTATTCGGATATGGTCTTTATATTTTTCATAGCCCTGTAGCACATTTGCGTCGAGGTAGTGGTTGCGGTCTATAGATTGCTCCGCATTAAGAAGCGTATCAACCATCTTGAAAATATATGCCCGCGTTGCTGCGTCACATAGTGAGAGGATACTCAGAGTGCCGTGTTGTAGAACGGCCACGCTCTCAGGCCCAGTAGCCATATCTGCCGCCAGCTTGCGGATTATATCACAGTGCTGCTGCAGCTCATCGCGCACGGACTTGGTGAGCCTATCTTGCTTTTTCATCTTATGCCTCGGTTGACTTGTCTTTCCATGTGTTTCTTTTTTTAAGCGTTCTTTTGATAACCTCTTCCGAGGTATATTTTGGATGCCACCCTTCTGCTTTCGCTTTGGTGATATCCATATAGGTAATCGGAACATCTCCTGGCCATCCTCCTTCGCCACCCGTATATGCGGTTTGGGTTGGATATGTTTTCATGTGCTTGAAGATGACTTCTGTTAAGCCATCAACGGATATGTTATCAGCTCCACTTAGATTGTATACCTCAGCGTCATTTGTCTGTATCTTTTCGGGAAATAATGTAAGTGCTCTTATACAATCCGATACATCCATATATGATTTTCGTTGTTGTCCGTCGCCAAGGATTTCCAGATTGGCGGGGTCTGCTTCTAACTTTCGTGTGATATCATAGATGGCGCCTCCGGCGAGATAAGGACCGGCGACGTTGGCAAAGCGGAATATCCATCCCTTAATACCGTACAGGTGGCAGTAAGAACGGATAAATGCTTCCCCTGTGATCTTGCTTGCAGCATAATGTGATATAGGATTCGTCGCTGCTGTCTCGGGAGTAGGCATCTGCTGTGCTTTTCCATACACCGATGATGATGATGAAAACACTATCTTCTTCACGTCATTGCGGCGGATCCATTCTAAGAGTGTTAATGTACCCGCTACATTGTTATGATACATTTTCGCAATACTAAAAAAACTCTCTCGGATATCAGATGTTGCTGCCAAGTGGTATACTATATCCACCGGTTCACGGGGATACGCATCTTGATGATAAATATCATTTCCCTCTACGAGATCCATTCCTATAACTTCAACTTTTTGGCTTTCAAGGTACTTTTTAAGATTTGTTCCTATGAAGCCGCGGTGTCCTGTGACGAGTGCTCTCACTTATTTTCCTCCTTTTCTTGCTTTGCTTTGTCGAGGTCTTCTTTTGTATCCCATCTTCTAACAAATGTGTTGCATTCCCAGCCAGCTATTCCATAAAGAACATTTGGTGTTTTATAGGTGCATCTGCCTTTAGCATTTGTTCGAAGGCTTTCTATGCTTCCGTAAATACATTTAGAGCACGTCTCTTCCCAATTAAGTTTTGGCATAATAGTTCTCCTTACCAGCTCTCTTCAGCCCATGAGGTTGGTGTTTCCCAGATACGTATACGAGTAATCTGAATTGCTGGATTATCCCACACGCTGTCCAGTTGAATTTTTAAATATCCCACTAGATTTTCAGCGGTGGGGTTCTTATTATAGCTGCGGAGACCCCGTAATTCATTTAAATACTTGTGGTCGAATGACACTAAATTAACGGTGTCCTTGAGCTCGTGAAAATCTATAACCATACCGTGGCTATCAATATCTCCTTCGACTTCTATTTCGACCTTATATGTGTGTCCGTGGAGTTCTGCACACGGTGATGTATAGGGGAGTATTAGTTTATGTGCTGCGTCCCATTGAAAAATTTTACACACTTTCATATTAGCTCCTCCAGCATTACTAACATATACTCATCCATATTAGGACAGAGCTTTTGGACTTTCTGGCGTGCTTCATCATCTACTTTTGCCAAGACGGCCACTTCTATGTGACGGTCAGTCCACGTTAGTTTTCGGCAATAAAAAGTATATTTTAGCATATTCTCTATAACGAGAATAGCTAACATATTTATATTATTTGCGAACCGGGGCTACTCTGTGCCAGGGATGCACGGCTCTTCGCCGCACTCTGTGGCTATAATCTCGAACATTTCATTGATATCGTACCCATCATTCCAGGCGTCAATGAGATCTTCAATGGCTAATCTAATAGCCTCTTCCTCATCATCGCTGAATTGTACGCCTGAGCGTTTAAGGGTTACTTCAAATGCTGCCATTATATTGCTCCTTTATCAAAGCAGGTTGTGCAGACATATCTACCGAACCATCTTATGCATTCGGCATTGTTTCCACACACACTACACTTTTCTTTCATCGTTTGAACCCCTTATAAATGTTGTGGAGGATTTCAAAGTCACTATCCAGGGAGTCGATAAGTGTGCGATTGTAAAGTGCAGCAGCAGGATGATATGTAGGTAGTAAGATTAAGTTGTTTGTGTAGCATGTCATTCCATGTGTGCGCACCATATCCATTGGTCTAGTTACGTTATACATATCAAACACCAGGGTAGTAGCTGTTTGCCCCAAAGTTACAATTACTTTGGGATTGATTAACTTTATTGTTTGTTCTAAATATTTGCGGCATGCAAGTGTTTCGATTTCAGTGGGGGAGCGATTGCCGGGTGGTCTACAGCATATACAATTGGTAATAAAATAAGAATCAATAGGAAAATGATATTTATTGAGTAGGGAATCTAAAACTTGTCCTGCCGCTCCTACAAATGGCATACCTTGTAAATCTTCATTCTTACCGGGCGCCTCTCCTATAAAAAGAATTCGCGCGGTAGGGAACCCTCTTCCGTGCACTTTATGCGTTGCTGTTTTGCCTAATGCACACTCTTGGCATTGTTGGATAGTGTCATTCAGCGCTAAGAGCTGTCTTACCTTTTCTGAACAGTCATCACATACTCCCGTCATAATACTCAAGTCCTTGTATCGCTGCCAACATTTTAAGCAGAACATACATCTCGATTAGTCGGTGTCCTATAATAATAATTGCGGGTTAAAAAATAGAAGACCCTATATTAGAGGGTCTAGTTTGCTTTTAGTTTATAAGCAATGGTTGTTCGGGTTCCGTTACTGGTTTGAATCCGCTCAATCTTTTGCTTTTTGACCAGCGCCATAAGTGCGGAATGTACACTTGCGGGATATTTAATCTGGGTCTGTTCCAAGAGATCGTGTTGGGTAAATTCCTCAGTTGGGAATTTTTCAAAAATCTCAACAATCTTTTCCTGGTTTTTTGCTATAATAATCCGCGGCTTATGTGGTGGTTGAATTTCTTCTGCCATAGTCTTAAAACCTCCTTACAAAAATGAGAATGGCGTACACATTTATAATGTTTGTGTTCCACCTTACACCACTATGTTAAGCCAGCTATTTGTCATTGATAATAGGTTCGTCTTTAAGTTTTATTATAGTTGGAAACTGCTCCTGCAGTCGCTTAAAGTCGCGCTCACACATTTGTAGTGAATTGTACCCCTCTCCGCTCTCAGCAACAATGCGGCCATTTGACGCGACAATGCGAAACCGCCATTCGCCAGTAAGATCGCAGTAGAAGTGGCACTTATACACTATTTTTGCCATACTATTCAATATAAATGGACTGATTTATATAGATTGCGTTCTTGCGAAGAGTTAATCAAAAACATTTATATATCTTTAAACGTCTCTCGATTTATATGGTAGATGTGGCAAAACAAACCGATAAGCGGGGCGTTTTTTTAGACGAAGTAGGCATAAGTGACCTTTTGCTACCTATTTGGGTAGTTGAACGTGAATCTGGCAAAGATCAGCATTCAATAGGCACATTTGATGTTTCCGTTGCGTTGGCAGATAATATTAAAGGTACTCATATGAGTCGTATAATGGAAGCAATTTACGTCTATGCAGGTTCAATTAGCCAAAAGCAATTGCTTAATATGGCACTCGGACTTAAAGTAAAGCTCGAAGCGTCTGCTTGCAGAATAAGAGTTAGATTTCCTTATGCGGTTACTAGACTATCACCTATTTCTAAATTGGAAAATCAAATGGTGTTTCCGTCATGGTTCGAGGTTATCTGGAATGACGATTTGACATTTCAATTAGGAACAGAAGTAGATGTAATGACAGTGTGCCCTTGCGCCAAAGAGGAATGCGGTAATGGTAATAGTCACGTTCAACGTGGCACCATCAATATCAGCGTATCCCCGAAACCAGGTAAGTGGATATGGCTCGAGGAACTTATTGAGATTGCAGAGCAGTCAGGTTCATCTCCTGTATATGATAGATTAAAAAGGCCTGATGAAAAGCAAGTGGTTCTCAATGGATTTAAAAACCCAAAGTTCGTTGAGGACATAGTTCGCGATGTGGTGGTTGCGTTGCAAAAGAGAGATGATATTGATGGGTATCG